CTGTATTGCTGGAATTGGTCATCGTCTTCAGTTCTTTCTGTAAATAGCTGAGAGTAAGATTTAGTAATTCGCTTCCTAAAGTCCAAAAAAAAAGCGAGGCGCTTATTGCTACATCCAAAGGAGCAAACCTCATCAATTCTTGCATGTCCTCGTTTGGCTCATAATCCACAATCGAATACTTGTCCTTTTGCTTTTCTTTTATTGGTCTGTACATTACAGCCATCGCCTTGTGGTAGGTTTCCCAATTCTGCAAATGGTTTTCTAAATCAACGTATTCTCCGAATGTAATTTCGTCAAGCTTTGGTATAAATCCAAATTCAATATCCTTGATTTTAAAATGCCTAACCAGTTTTGGCTTTTCGCTAAACACCTTCGTAAAATGCGTAATCAATTCGTTTAAATCCTTCATTTTGATTTTGCCTACCTCGGATAAATCTATTCCGCAGAAAATTTGTATCATTTTTTGAGCGATAAACTCCTCATCATTGGAAGCCTCTTTCGTCTTTACGAACTTTTGATACCTCGAAAGTGGTATTTCGCTCAATGAACTTGGTAGTAATAAATCTACTTTCATAACCTTATAACCTTTTTATTTTTAATTTGTATACCCTAAAGAATAGAATACTCCCCAAAGTTTTTATTTAAGCCTATTGTTTCCATCTCATGGTAGCGAACCGCATCCAAAGCGTGATTAAATTTATCAATAGGTTTATTCAGTTGCTTGCCTGTTTTATCCTTATCCCAACAATAGCTTCGCAGCTCTTTAATTAGGTTTGTGCTTTGAGAAGTGA